GACATATCAAAATACTGGGCTGCCATTGCTGTTAAACTTATAAACAATCCTAAATAACCTAAAAGAGCTACTCCTTTTAATAGAGTTCTTCCTGCCATTTTGATTCGTCCCATTGCTTTTCCATGCTCTGCAACCATTAGTTCCATTTCTATTTTCCAGTTAAGTCCCATTCTTTTGAACATACCCGCAGAGTCTAATTGTGATTGTAACCCTTGAACTTTTAAAATAGAAGCCATTCTTTGACCTTCATGTTTTACAAAAGTAGAATAGTTTAAAAAAGATGATTTTTTACGAGACATTGCTGTTTCAAACTGTGCAATAGACTCGGGACTGTCTAAAGATCCGAATTTTTTCATGCCTTTTTCAGATAACATGCCTTGCATTCCAGAACGTGCACCTGCTTGTAGTCCAACAGCATCAATTGGTGTAGGTGTAGGAGTTAAAGCACTAAGAATACTTCCTCCTGCTATTAACCCCATGCCTGCAGTTGCTACTGTATTCTGAGACAGAGCGACTGCCATAAATTCTGCCATTGGTCCAATTGCGCTTTTTATAGAGTTTACTAAGTCATCAAATGATTTTGCTAATTTTGTTAATGAGTTTGTTTGAGTTTCTACTCCTCCAAACTTTTCTAAACCTTGTTCTAAAACTTCATTTACAACTGCTTGTGATTTTTCAAATATATTTAATTGGTCTTTTGTTTTACCTAAAGTGAGCGCATACTTTTCTGATGCGGTTTCGAGTCGTAGAATAATACCTAATTCATCCAATAGTTCTGGTTCTGCTTTTACAGCACCTCTTACTAACCTATTAAATGAATCTGTAAGATCTCGACCTAACATAAGTGATGCGTTTTTTGCAACAACACCTAGTTGATTAATTTGTTTAATTGAAAGTCCTGCAGCTGTTCCTATGGCTACTGATTGAGCAGCATCTGCAAACGCTAATTGACCGTCTGTAGCTGCTTGTAGTTGACGAGTCATAATCGCTAAATTTTGTCCTGTTCTTTGAGCATACTCTGCTTGTCCTTGTGTTAATATTCTAAAATCTGCGGCACTTTGTAAGAATCTAAAAGCTGCTCCAATAGCAAATATATTGGCAGCTAAAGTAGCATATGCAGGCACAAGACCACCAGTAATGCCCTGAGCCATTTTTGAAAAGTTTTTGGTTTGATTTGAGGACTGCTGAGATGCGCCCTTAAAGTTACGATTTAGAGTTGCTTCAGATTTACTTAAGTTATCAACGGCTTTACCCGCTTTTTTAGTTTTTTGTTCAAATCCTTTTATTGAACCATCATCATTTAATCGTATAATTAAATCTGCTAAATTAATTTTCTTTTTTGCCATCTATCTTGATATATTTGCAGAATTTATTCCGCCTTTGCCTGCTTTAGCTTTATTTTCCTGTGCTTTTCTTTTTCGTTCTTGGGATTTATTTATTTTTGCTGTATTTCGTGCTTCAATGTGTTTTATAAAATACAAACAACTTTTTTTATGTTCTATTTCCCATATATCAAGTAGTGTTCCTATAGAAGAAAAGTCTTTTCCCATATACGAACCACTCATACCTTCCCAGCGATCTGGTAAAAGGTCATGCAATAAAAAAGCCACCTGAACTTCATAAGGATAATCCTCTGTAGTTGGTGGCATTTCGTCAAAGTCGGGATCGTCGCCTCTCTGTTCACATATATCTAAATATGTGTCGAGTTCGAGTTGTCCGTCTTTATATTGTTTGTCTAAAAGACCAAGTATTTGCTTTACTTGGTCCGAGTAAAATTTTCGAGATCACCTGTTACTTCTGTAACCCAAGTATCGAAATCAGCTGCATTTTTCATCAGCGTTTCAGCATTTTCTTGAGAAAATAAAAGTTCATCTTCGGGATCAAGACTACTAATGTCCACCAATAGAAGCTCTTCGAGGTAAGAATATTTTAAGCCTTTCCATCCCTTAATTACAGCTTTTACATACTCTACTAAAAACTTATCTTCATCTAATTGCTCATCAAAAGCTCGTGTTTTACGATTAAACTTTTGAGATAGACAACGATTTCGTAATTTTAGTAATTCTTCCCTAGCTAAATAGCAAAGGTCGACTGAGAATCCTGGCATGCTAGGATAATCTACTGAAACTGTTTTGCTTGGAGTTAATAAACTCGCTAGTGATACTGATTTGTTTTCTTGTTCTGTCATTCTGTTTCCTGGTTAAATGAGGGGAGGGTTGCCCCTCCCATCTAAATTAATTATTATGTTACGGTTGGTCCTACAAACTCCATTGTTATTTCGTCTGTTGCATCAACTGAAGTTGGTAAAGCATGGAAAGTTGTTTCCAAGCTTATAATATCATCAATTGAATGGCTAGGTACTTCCAAGTGACATGTTGGTAATGTCATTGTAACTCTTGGAGTATTACCTGTTCCACCAATTACAAATACTAGATTGAAGTCATTGGTTATTGTCGTGGTTGATTCAATAATATCTTCAAATAAGTCCGCACTTGAGGCGCCACTTGCAGGAGTATTCAAGTAACAAGTAAAATTACCTGATACAGAACGAGTTCCTGTAACATGCCCTAAAGGCTGATTTACAATTCCTAGTGTTTCTGGTGTTAAGAAAGTCATATTATTTGAAACAGTAATATTTCCTCCTGTTAGTGTTAAAGTATAAGTACCAACTATATCTTCTGCTGTTGTAGCTGTTACTGTTAAATCAGTTAGTCGATTTCTAATAAAGTTATTAGTATCAGCTGCTGCTGTTCCTTCATAAATAGTTGCGGTTGTCATTGAAGATTCTTCAGTTATGATTTTACCCATTCCTGACCAGTTTGCTGTTGCAATACCATCAATATCAAAATCAATTGAAACTTCATTTACAACACATCCTTCTATTTTATAGATTGTTGGATTACTTTTACCGCTACCCAGTTCAAAAAATAAATCAAAAGTATCTAACGCTGGGCGATTAGAATTTGTAAATGCTAAATCTGCACCATTTGCATCAGGGGCTGTAAATCCAGGACCTCCAGTTGCATCTGCTGTAACTCCAATTGCTTTATTACCTGCTAATGCATTCCATAAAGCTTCTTCAACTACATGAGAGAAAGCGCTGCTATGCTCACCACTTGAGCCTCCGCCATCAGACGTAAAAGGTCTAATGTAAGTTTGAAACGACCACTCAGCAGGAGCGTAAGAATCCGTAAACATTTGTCTAGCCCTTCTACTTACTCCACTTGTTGCCATTTCGTTCAATGTAACTTCCGTTGCATTGGTTGCTTGAGAAAAACTAAATCCATCTAAGACTGGTATCTTATAGATTGCTCCTGCGCTATCAGTAAGATGAACTAACGTATCTCTCGAGTAATAAAATGTATCTGCCATTTTACATTCTCCTATTTTGCTTTGAAAAGGGGTTGGCTAGAGTATTCTCTGCCTATCCGTTTTCATTAATATTGGACTGTCGCTATTATTTCGCCAATTCCAAAAGGTTCTAAAACTCCTTCGTCTGTATCGATTGAGTTTATCGTTGTTTGTATCGTAGTAGTTGTTACACCTAATCCAGTAGTATAAGTTATTGGATTGTTGTCTTCAATTACTGTTTCCACATCTTCAAGTAACATTTCTAAAGCGTCGACTGCATCTTCTTCATTTACATAACATCTAAATGTTAATGTAAGATATCTGAATTTTTCGCCTGCTCCTAGATACTCTCTAGTTTCACTACCTGAATTTACATGAACTGCGGGAAACTCTGCTACTTCGTCCCAAAACAAAAGTCTTGGTGCGGTGCTTGCTACTACAGTTCTGAATTTTCCTGTTCCATTTATTTCGTCTAATTTATCTACAAAAGCATTTACAATGGCGCTTCTTCGTGTTGTATAGTCTCTATTTGCCATTATACGCTCCTAACTTTTACAAATCTGTTACCCATTATTTTTTGAGCAGCTTCTCTTATACTTGCTCCAATTAATCTACGAGGGTCTCTATGTGTGCTTCCCATTGCTCCTCCAGGTTCAAAAGTCTGATAGGGATTCTTCATATAAGTGTAGTCTATATTTGTGCCTCCTCTAGGTCCAGTTACTACATTTACTACTTCTGCTGAATTTCTAAATCTGCCCGTTCTATTATTTAAGGCAGGACTTCCCATATTTTTTAGCATAATATCTGGAAGAACAGCATTTAATAATTCTTTTAAAGCTAAAGCATTTCCTCCTTGGGCTTGATCCATTTTTGAAGGTCTACCTCTTTTCTTTGTATACTTTCCTGCCTGTGCTCCTGTTGCTATGGTTCTTCCAGCTTTATATTTATTATGTTTAGCTTTTGATTTTTCTTTTTTAGTCTTTAAACCATTTAATACTTTTTGTTTATTTGCTTTAAAGCGCATATCTAAATTACCCGCTTTTGTTAAAAATTCTTTACCTATATGTCCTGCTGCTTTTTCTATATATTGTTCTGTTATCTTCTCTGACCTTACATAATCAGTATTTTGAGAAAGTTTTCTTACAAGTGTATTTTCTATTTTGTTCAAAATTGCATTAACACTTGTTAGATCAGCATGTTCCATTAAATACTGATGCATATCTCCACCAGTAGATAAAGATATAATTATATCTTTATGTAATAAAACTGCACTACTTAATGTATCTCCGTCAATTTCAAATTCTAAATCAAGTGCAGCAAGTATATCTTGGTAAGCTTTATTATATGCTTGTAAACTTTTTATTTCAGCAGGTACTTTAATTGTGCCTGCATTAATTTGTTGTAAGGCTTCAACTATACTTACAACTGGCACACTTGTATCATTATGCCCAGAACCTGCTTGTGGCATACCTGGTGCATCTCCACGCTTATAAGCGTTTGGACCATGTTTAGTAGCGGTAGGACCATGTAGTCTTAAATTTTTACTCGTTCCACTTGGCGCACCTACTGTGGTTGCTCTATTTGCAGTAGGATCTCTATGTTTAGGATTTTTTGTAAGTTCTTTAAACTTTCTTAAACATATTCTAACACAGTTAATCCAAAGTTCTCTTATTACTGCATTATGTTCCCCACCGTAAGCAGTCTGTAAACTTCTTGCATAAGTAACCTGAGGTCCTCCTGCATTAGCAATATTCTGTTTAAATAATACTGCAAGTTTTACAGGTCCGCCTTTTGGTAATTTTTTACCTGTTCCGGTAGCTTTATATCCTGTATAAACTGCTAAATCTTGATCAGTATGTTGAGGCTCTCTAAAAAGTTCGTACCCATTCTTACTATGCGATACTATTAAGTTTGCTTTTGAATATCCTTGTTTAAAAGCATATCCCGCTGCTATTTCTAGTTCTCTAAAGTCGTTTGTTGTTAAATTATATCCTGCATTGTTTAAATCACTTGTTATAACATCTTTTAATAAATCTATTGTTGTATTTCTGTTAAATGTTAGTGTAAAAGCATAATTTTTATATTGTAAATCTCGTGCTTGTTTACTATTTGCAGCTAAGCGAATATCTTTTAAAATTGACTTAACAGACACTAGATTATTACTCTATATAAATCAAGTACTCTTTTTATATGATCTGGAAAGTCTGTGTTATCTCGTACTCCAGATGTTCCTTGATTCTGCAATGTTGCTCCTGCTATTGTTCTTCGTTCTTTATGTTCGTCTTTTAAGTAGTATGTTACTAAGTCAAAAAGTGCTAGTTTGAGATCACTTGGAGCGGCACTGTAGCCTGCTCTATATGCTATCTGCACACTTCCCATTCCTTGTGGAAATGCTTTCTTTGCTCCGCTCTTTGTTGTTCTTACTATTGCATCTGCGGCTGTATCTACATAGTATTCGTAGTCGCTAGTTGCAAGAGTCTCATACGAAGCATCATATGTGCCTCTTTCTTTTACGGAAGTCACACTTATAAGTGGACTTTCACTGACGATTATAGTACTGGTAAAGTTGTCGTGAATTGAAAAAGTCTCGGTTTTATCACTACTATAATAATCAACAAATGAAGTACCGCAATACTTCTTGGCAAGATTACTAACTTGTGGTACAATAATATCGAGGCGTGAATCTTCTTTTGCATTTGCGATTCCCTCTGCGTTTTTATACTCTTGTACTGTTATTAAATCTGCCATAATTATTAAAAGTGTGGGGCGATTAAGGCCGCCCCACGAATCCTGTCTAAGCCAATATTAGCTAGCTTTGTACATGTGTCCCCATTTAGAAGTAGCACCATCGATTAGATCGGTGAAGCCAATTCTTTGTGAAGCAACAAGTACTCTACGCTGGTTAATTACTTCGTAATCAGATTCCACGGTTACACCACGTAATCTTGGTAATACAAAGTTTCTAGGGTTAACAGCGATAGCTGCGAATTTAGATACTGCTGGAGTAGCGAACTCGTCACATAATAGTACTCTTGAACCGAATACTTGACCAATTTCACCACTTAGTTTAGTAGCCATATCGCCTACTAAATTAGCATCTTGGAATTCAGCATCTTCTAGTAGCTCGTAGTATGTTCGTTGTGAAACGATATAAACTACGTCTGCTGGGTTAACACCATATTTGCCCATATTTTTTCTCATTGAAAGAAGTTCTGCAGCTGTAACAGTGTCAGTTGCGAAAGCAGTAGCTGACTGTGTATAATCACTGTCATTTCTTGCTAAGTGTAGTAAACCTTCGAAAGAAGCTCCACTAGTACCGAATACACCATCAGCATCATCACCAGCTAAGATTGAGTTTTCAATTGATCTAGCGTGTGATCTTACCATAGATTCTCTAATTAAAGGAAGAATCGGTAAGATTGCATCTTCTTCTGTTTCATTTCCTAAGAATGATTGAGAAATAAGTTTCTTAGTTGAAAGAGTTCTTTCAGACATAGTAACCCCTGCATCGTCACCATAAGTAGCAGATCTCATATCTAAGTTATCATTTGCTACAGCAGACCCTGAAGCAAATTCAGCGTAACCACTATCTGGTAAGATTGGGATAATCATGTTCGCAGAAGTCATTGGGATTTCTCTAAATAGAGGAGCCAAGACTAATTCGTTTTCGATATCTCTTTCGATGTTTGTTGAAACAACTTGCTCAAAATCAGCTGATGAAACTTGAACACCTGAATGAGTGTTAACTTTTTCCATCAAAGATTTTGCCATTGGACTATTCCATCCTTGTCCGGTAGCTAGACCTGCAAATTTAGCATCTGTAATGTCTTGCTCGAAGGATTTTTTCCAATCGCCGTTGTTACCTTGCCTGTCAGAGAAATGTCTTTTAGATTCACGAATGTTCATGATTTCTTCGGACTTCTCTGCTAGTTGTGCTTCAAGTGACTTAACGACAGTTTCTAAATTAGAATAGTCTTCTTTCACTCTTGACTCAACGTCAGACATTAATTTTTCAGCACCTGTTAATCCAGCTTGGATAACAGTTTTTTGCTCTTCCTGTTTTGCTTCCTCGGAGGCTTTTTGAACTTCAGCTTCTTCAGATGCTTTTTGAGCAGCTTCTTCTGCAGCCTTCTGTTCAGCAGCTTTAAGTTCGGCTTGTTTCATTGCATACTGAGCAACTGCTTTTTCAGCAGCTTCTGCAGCAAATGATTCAAGATTGAACTCTGGGTTGCTTTCAGGAGATTTATTTTCTTTTGACATATTTGTCTCCATTTCCTTGGCTTTCGCCGTACTTGGCTGCTCAATTTCAACAGCGTCTGCTGAATCTTTTAAGTTAGCCTTATAAAAAGTTTGCTTATACTCATTGTATTCGTCCATAGAATCAAATGACTTGCTTAATCCAAAGGTTGCCCCTTGGTTGCATGGCACTGATACTACAGATACTTCAAAAAGCTCTGCGTCCTTTATCTTATATCCATCGGTTTCGGTCATATAATCAGCGTCCTTGACTTTGAAACCAACAGAAAAAGCCCCAAGGACACCGTCTTTAATAAGTTGTGTTACATTATCACCTGCACCTTTTGAAATCTTTGCAGAAATCTCTAGTCCATTGTCTGTAACTTTTAAATCTTTTGCACGACCTATTGGTTTGTCGTAATTATGATTGAACAAAATAATTGGATTACCTTTATAGTTTTCCAATCCGCCTTTTGTCCAAGCATCTGATTCGATTATGTCGCCTGCTCTATCAAGAGCGTTAGTGCTAGCAGAACCTTTAATATCAACGCCACCGTCTTCGGTTTCGCCTAATGTTTTAAAAGTGCTAGTCCAGTGATAAATTTTATTTGACATCTTTCTTCTCCGCTTTCTTGGCTTTGGGAGCCTTTGGGGCGGGAGTAGGTGCTGGAGCTTCAACTACAGCAACGGGATGTCTTTTCTTCATGGCAGATAAAACTCTGCTCCAAGATCCAAATGCTCTTCTGAGCAAGTAATCTTTAACAGGTACATCATTACCATGACTTTTATAAGTTCGTAAATCCATTGACTCGACTCCTTTTTCTACAAACCAGTCGGATAATGCTTTAGCCATCATATCTTTTGTCATATTATTCCTCTTCGCTTGGGGCAGCCTCTTGAGGTCTACCGCCTTCTTCGGGGTTTGTTGCTGAGCCTGCTATATTAGCTGGCACTCTAGGCTCATCAAATCCATCGACTGGATCTTTACCTAGTGCCTCTCTTGCTTCGTTCGGGGACATAATCCCTGTATTTACAAGAGTAGCATAATATGCTGCCTGGTCTCTTAGTTCTGGTTGTAAAGCAGGTATTCCTGTTACATCCTCAGATACTTCAAAACCAAAGTAACGCTCTAGCGCATACCCTAATTTTCTTACGATTGGTAAAATTGTTTCTAAATAGTAAAGCCTATGATTAGGTCTTATATTTGCATTATTACCGCCGTCTAGTAAAATGGGTGGTATTCCCATTGCTTCTAGTATTATTCTTTCATTTGACTTGATGCCTTCTTGGAAATCTAAGTCTTTGAAGTTTACTTCTGTTAAGTTCTCAACTGTTAGTCCACCATCTAAAAAGAGTGGGCGACGACCGCCAGATTGTGGGTTATATCTTGCAACCCATGCCTGTAACATTCTTTCTTTTATCTTCTCTGAAAGTGTGTTTGGTGATTTTAGTACTAAACCTGGAACTGCTCCGTTTTTGAAGAAGTTATCTTGAAAGGTTCTCATACTTGATAAAAGCTGCATAGTTCTAAATGCAGGCTTTAATCTTGGTACTCCTCTATAAATGGAGTTAAAACTGTTTTCTTTAATATGTATAATCTCAGTAGGACTATAATCTATGCTGTTTTCGTATGTATACTTTGAAATGAAAGTTGAGGCATCAGTTTCTATTCTTACTTTATCTGCTGGTAAATGATAGAGATGCGCTCCATCAAAATATATAAAGATGTTTCCATCTATCATCAAGTCAATAATTAAGTTTCTTTTAAATGAATTAATATCCTGAAAAGGGTTTGGTTCTCTATTAACTAAAATATCAACTTTTGATTTTCTAATATTTTTTACAATATTATTAGTTCCTGGAGTTTGATTTCCAAGAGTATAAGGTATATCTGCAACATCATCAACTATCATGTTGACTGCTCTATTCACTATTTCTAGTTGTTCATACGCATTTCTATAATTAGTAACGACTTCACGAGAGTCTACTGTTAGACCTTCGTTTCTAGAAATAACATATTGGGCAGGGTTGAGTTTTTCCTCAGTTTCGGGAGTTCTACCTAATAGTCTATCGTACCATGCCATGTTGTTTTTCTCTCTGAATCTCGACCCATTTGTTTTGTTTCTCTGCAGTAATCAATTTGGGTCGTTTACCATAAATCGAGTGTAGTCTAAGATGATGCTTGTGACAGAGAGTTACCGTATAATCATACACTTTGTCATAATTTTCATCAATAAAGGATTCTCGAAGTGCTAGTATGTCTTGTTCCTTCTCTATAATTATTTTTTTCTGTTTTAACCAAGTTTCTAGTAGTTCGGTCAATCCGTAATAATGATGAAAGTCTAAATGATCTGTGTCGCCACAGATATAACAATTATTTGATTTCTTATATTTTGATTTAGCTTTGTCTCTCACATATTTAACTAAATCTCTTTTTAATTTCATATTTCTACTCTTAATTAGAATTATACCAAAAACTTACATCAAATGTCAAGAACTGTTTTTAACAGGTCTTACTAAAATGTAGTGATATTGGTTTCAAATGAATAGAGTGCGTATCGTAAAGCATCAGCCATATGAGATGCCATGTCATGTTTTGGCTTTTCTCTCATTAAATTAGGATTTGGATCCCACTGATACTGGTCTAAACACATTTGAGCTTCTTTGCATTTCTGATCAACCATAAGTCCATCGTTATCGACTATGCCCGCTACATGCCCTATTCCGTCTAGTACTGACTTTTTTGCATTGATAGTGCTAATATCATAATTTTGTGCAAAGTCATATCTTGTTTGTTGAGCAGCTGAATCAATGTAAATATAATCTATATCCCATCTTTCTATTAGTTTTCTTATTTCGGCTGCATGTTGTTCTGTTGTTCTTTCTGAATTGTAGTATTCATCAACTAAGTAATAAGTCGAAGTATCCCAGTCGTATGCAACAACACATAGTGCTGTTGGATCTTTGTAACCAACGTCTAATCCTGCAAATACATCAAGCTCTCGAATATCTAGTTCTGAAAAGTCTCCAGTACATTTTTCATGATTAAATTTCCATATCTGTCCTTCAAATACATTGAAGTCTGCCATGTATTCTTGATTGAATTCAGCTTCTGACATTGTTTTTCTAGCTTCGAGAATATCGGCTTCTGAGACTCGAGGGTTTTCATGATAAGTAGCTTTTATACTACACCACTCAGGAAACTCTTCTGTCCACCCTCTATAGTAAAACTCAGCAAAGTAGTTATTTCTTCCCCGAGGAGTCGATATAAAAATTGCTTTTGAGTTTTCTTTATCTAGTGTAGGACGTAGTGCAACATTAAAGGCATCTCTGCCATCTGTTAGTGCTGCTTCATCAAATATAATTAAGTCATAACTTCTACCAACTACTGAGTCTACCTGATTGATAGAACCCATTCGTATTGTAGAACCGTTTGAAAGTTCAATAACTTTATCTTTTGCGTTGTCTCGTGTTACCTCTAAGTCAAAATGCTTGATGAGATTTCTCTGTAAGTCAAATGAGATTTGGGATAATGAGTAATTTGGTGACATAAGTAATACATGCGAACCTGGAACTAGACAAGTTAGTTGTCCAATTATGTTACTAATATATGTTTTTCCTTGTCGTCGTGATACTGCTGCAGTTATAAAACGATATTTAGGATTATTGATTGCATTGATAATTGCAGTCTGAGAGGAGTTGGGAGTGATGTTTAATAAGTCAAGATAGCCTTCAATAGGTAGCTTGATAAAACGAACTTCTGGAGTTAAATCCATGTGATAGTCAGATACAATATCTGAACGGCTGATTTCGATCAATGTAGGGTCTCTTTTTCAAATAAATTAAATGGGTCATCAGAATCAAACATTCCATACTCTTTACAGAGTCTTAATAAGTACAAATAGCCTGTTGCTAGTTCACAAGCTTCTTCCTCTTTTTCAGATAAAGTAATACCGCTAATTCTGCGATTTTGTAATTTTGATAAAGTTTTGGTAGCATCTATTGATACTCCATCTAGCCATATTTCTCGTCTATCTATTACTTTTGGTACTGCGCTCATTTTTTCCTTCGTTTGATTCCAAGTTGTCTTTTTTGGGAGCGAGGTGGTCTTTTCTTTGAACCACCTTTACCTGCCCAAAATACTTTGTTTGCCCAATAGGCTGCGGAAGATTTGCCTTTTGCAATATTTCTTCCATGTCTCGCTTTGAAACTGCGTCGTGCTTCTGGACTATAATTATGTCCCATGCCTTGCGCTCCAAAACGAATGATTTTCACTTTGCCACCGACTCTTACAGCTACAACTGCTTTCTTTGTTCGGTGCTTAGGAGTTCTTTTCGGTTTATTTAGTCCGTTTAGTCCTGCCTTTTTTAGCCTTGCTTTTTCTGCTGTCGTTAGTGCCATTGTGTATCATATTTACGACTTTATTAAGTCGTCCTGCTTTCATAAAGTTATGAAAGTCTCTGTGAATAATATTTATCTTCTACGTAATATTCGGCTTGCACCTTTTTTACTAAATCTAGCCCTTTTAGGGTTGACTGTTTTGCCGAATCTTGGTCCGATTGCTTTCGGAGCAGCTCCGTAGAATCCACCTGGAGTGGACATAGGGGTCTTTGTATTAACAAAAGTTCCTGCAGCTGCATTGAGGTCTCTAGTAAGTCCTCTTTTTAGTTTATGTTTAGCTAACTTTGATGTACCATGTACACTAGGTCCGCTAAGAAATCCGCCTTGTCTTGCCATTTTCTTTTCCTAAACAGGCTAAGCCTGTTCCGTCCCATTTTTTAAATGAGTTTTTAATAATTCTTTATTATTTTTAGTGCGTGGTAAATTTAATAAGCTACGAAGTTCTTCACTCCACGCTAGTCTTTGTTCTATAGCTTTTTTGAATTTAAGCGACATCCTTACTATTTGTAAAATCTCGTTTGCAGTTTCTCGTCTGTCCATGCTAGTCCTTATATGACTTAGCTAATGAATTTTAGCTTTTAGCTTTTTGCTCGGCTTCTATCAGTTTATCTTTGATATCCACTTCGCCGTCCCAGTTTTTGTCTTGTCCTGAAACAATGTTCACAAATTGTGTCCATTTAATTTTTAACCATTCTACCATTTTCTTCCTCGTATTGTTTTAATAGTTTGTAATAATTTTTTCGAAACTCTCCTTGAGAAATTCTTTGTAGAGCCCAGTCAGCAAATTTAACCTCTGCTTCTCGTACGTCTTTTAGTTTTTCTTCTGG